TCGTGAATTAAAACTGATTTACGAAATAAAGGATTTCCCTTGATGCAGCCGTAGGCACAGAAGCCTGCGGTGTTTTTCTTTCTATCCCCCAATGCACTCCACACTATACTGTGATGATATCACATTTTATGTTCGGCATTAAGGCTGTTTGAGCCCGTCGATTGGGCTCGTAGTCAGCTTGAGGGGATCTAAAACCAGCACAGGCTTATGGGCTGTGTCCACGGCATAGGCCAACGCCCTATCCTCGGCATCTCCTACGGCTGGGCTATCCAGATCATAGACACACAACACCACATCTGCCACGTCGATGATCTTCCTGTAGGCTTGGAACTGCGCGTCTGGCGCGCCAACCTCGCACACAGCGGAGATAAGGGTACATTTCTCCAGCATAGTAAAGTAACGCTCCCGTAGATAAGGTGCCCATTTTGTAGCTTGCTCCTCATGGGGTATGTAGCAAATAAGCATTAGGTCTCGGTCAGATGTACGCAGGCCATTGATGATCTCGCCTGCGTACAGCCCCACGCCGCAGTCACAGGCGGTCAAGAACTGAGACACGCCACTCTGGCGCAGCTCCATGATCTGCTGCGCCAGCTCCACTTTCATTTTAGAACAGAACTTATCCTCTTCGTCAAAGCCCCACGGGAAACACATGGGGCTTTGACCTATGACCGCACAGCGGATTGGTTTATTCATATCCTAACTCACCCTAACAGGATATATTGTCAGCTTGAAAAACGTGTTTGCTCAGCCTTAAATTTCGCAAGAACTATGTCTAATTATACAAATGTACTTTTAGGATATTATAACATTGCCAAATTGCACATACAATACAAATCGTAAGAAAAGATTAGGAGATTTGGTTGTATGGTAAACTACGAGTTCATCGGTGCGCGGATTAGAGAGGCCCGTCTTCGGAAAAAGCTTTCACAGGAGCAGCTTGCCGCAATGGTCGATGTGGGAACTTCGCATATCAGCCATATTGAAACCGGCGCGACGATCCCAAGCACAAAGCTGCTCGTGCAGCTGATGAATATTCTGGACTGTGACCCCAACGAGGTGCTGTGTATGGAGACCCGCAGCACACGTCCGATCCTGAACAGTTGGCTCTCTGAGCTGGTCGCAGACTGCACCGAGGATGAAATCAAGATCATCACAGACACTGTTATGGCGCTGAAAACCAGTCTGCGCCGTAATCGGAACGAAGACAAATAATGTTCAAAGCCTCGCTCTTACAAAGAGCGAGGCTTTGTTTACTATATAGGAAAGTGTAAAAAACTACCGTCGTATTCCGCCAATAAGAGGGAGGAACATACCGGCAGTCGGAATCGGTTTGAGGCATATGCACAGCAGTAAATAGGCTATGAGCGAGACACTGAGTAGTGCTGAAGGCTACCCCTTACGCGAACACGATGTGAATTAAGGTCGTTCTATTTACCGGAACGCCCGTACCCTGCTACGCGCAGAGTGCGGGCGTTTTCGTTATATCGGATAGTTCCGAACTATGTCGTGAGATGCCGAAGTCCGCCCATCATGACGGTTTTCCTGTGAAATCATCATGAAGGAGGCCTGCTATTATGCGGGATAGTCAATATAAATCTTATGCAGCACAAAACCAGTTCACCGCTTATCTGCTCGCTGCAATTCGCAACTGCAAAAGGACGTATCTCAAGAAGCACGCGGATGTTATGCTGATGGAGCTGCCCTTCGAGCGGTATACCGAAACATCTGAAGTGTCAGATGAACCGGCCCTCTTTTCTAGTCTGCCTTTGATGCAGCAGCTGGAAAATGGGCGTTTGCTTGCTGCCATGCAGAGCCTGAGCAAACGGGAACGCTACATATTCCTGTCCAAAGTTTTGGATGAAAAAAGCCTGTCCGAGATAGCACACACGCTTGGCATCACCTATGGCGCGGCAGCTATGTCCTATCACCGGACGGTCAAGCGCCTGAGAGATGCGGTGGGAGGTGAAAACCGTGAATGATTTTATTACGCTCTTTACGCTGGCAAAGGACGGAGATGCTGTAGCAGTGGAGACGATACTGAATATGTACCGGCCGCTTCTTTACAAGGAATCCATGCTGCAAGGGATATTCGATGAAGATCTCTTTCAAGAGCTGTGCCTGGTACTCTTGAACTGCATCGCAAAGTTCACCATCCGGTAAGCAGGGATAAGCTGAGGGGCTTGCAGATCACCGCAGGCCCCTCAGCCTCTTTATACGTTATTTTCAGTCTCTTTTCGCTACCAAGGATATTTGGGCTTACCTCGCCGGCACAGAATAGGCTCATTGGTCTTTGCCTGCCGAAACAACTCGCGCTGGACATCTGTCAGGATAGGGATAGTACTGCGTCCATGCCATTGACCGTCTGTGCGGTGTGTCACCGTCAGGCGAACCGGAAAACGGCCATGCTCCGGGCAGACGATAGCGCTGTAAAACACCTGCTCGTCCAGAGGATACCAGCGGCAAACGCAGAATCGCTCCTGACAGATAGGACAGTGCGCGAACCTTGCCTTTCTGCCGTTCATCACCTTTTCCCGCGTAGCGAATATACCGGCCTTATATCTCGGCTGCGCGGGATATTCCAATGTGCTGAAGAACGCCTTACGCTTTTGTGACTTCTTGTGCTTCGGCGGCGTCGGCAGCGCAGCCGGGTCGATCCAGCAGGTGATCAATGCAGCATACATGGCATCATAAAGCGCATTATGGAAGGAAAACGCCACCGGGAGCTGGCAATATGAGACTGCGGTTTCCAATGAGATCTGCCGGTCTGCATCCAGTGTGCGGCAAAAGGCCGCCTGAAGGTTATATGACTCTGTTACAGTGAATGTGGGTAACTCCCAGTGCTTTGCGTTCTTTGCCAGGACGCTTATATCCTGACCGCCCCATGAGGCAAATACCGTATCGTCGGCACACCAGTCCACGAAGGCTTGGTAGGCGTCAGGAAATACTATTTCTGAGTCCATCGAGAAGGCAACATCAGGCAGGCGCTTCGCAATCGGCGACAACTCCTGATAGGCGGATGGCCTGATGTATACGGTAAAGATGTCTGTGATCGGGCCGCCAAGCTTATTTATTTTGACAGCGCCGATCTGAATGATCTCCTCCATGCTGTCTTGTCCAAACGGCTGCGTCCATTCCAAGTCAAAAACGATCATTACATTACTCCGTATTTGCTTATGTAAGTTGTATATCTTATCTGTAGTATAGCAGAAAACAGTACGCTTGCCAATTCAAACAGTACTTTCCATGCTCGCAAGGACATGAAAGAAGAGAAGCCCCGGCCAAATTGGTCGGGGCTTCTGGGCAATTATGGATTACTGAATGGCATCCTTCAGAGCCTTACCGGCCTTGAATGCCGGGGCCTTGGATGCGGGGATCTCAATCGTAGCGCCGGTGGCAGGATTCTTGCCAGTACGGGCAGCCCGCTCTTTGACCTCAAAGGAGCCAAAGCCTACCAACTGCACTTTATCGCCGTTCTTCATAGCGTCCTGGATCGTATCCAGAATGGCGTTGAGAGCGACTTCGCTGTCTTTCTTGGTAAGTCCGCTGGTTTCAGCTACGGCATTGATCAATTCGGTTTTGTTCATGATAACTCTCCTCGGTTGTTTTTCTCGTGCTGCCTTTGCAGCACCTATACCTGACAATAGAATGACTATCAGATTACCGACGATCAGTATACACGCTTTTTGTCGAAACGTCCAGCAAAAAATTGAACGCCACATTACCCGGCATCCTCTGCCTGTTCAAGCCTCTCGACAGCTTCCTCATAGGTATACACCTGCAAAAACCTTGTCCCCTCGCGGACCGCTGAGAACACAGGCGGCAGGCCTTCATCATCGCAGGCAAATACGCCCTCCGTTTCCACGGCAGCCTTCAGGCACTCCAGATACATATAGAGGTTTCCAGCACGATCCATCATGTACTCCGGTGCATAGCCGATCTGGTGCTGTCCCATATAGAGTCGTGTCTCTTCCGGCAAGGGCATCAGCAGCTTACAAGCGCACTTCTGCGGCTGCCTGTCTATCATCGGTGCAAAAAGACTGGTTTGCGCACCGTACATGGAACCGCGTCTGTGTATGCGCTCCTGATACGGGAAATGACCGGTTTGCTGCTGGAGCATCGCCGTAAGTCTGAGGACGTTTTTGCACATGGCGTAGGTGTCGATCATCTCATGGAGACGATGCTCATTGAAATAGCCTGCGCTGATATTGACAGCCGCAGTATCCAAATGCGGCGCGACCACAGAAATGTCACTGAACGATCCATAGTTCTCTTCAAAGCCGAAGCTGCAAACGAACTCCGTAAAATCGGGGTTATCACAGTTGTAGAACACGGCGTCATTCGTGCCGCGCCGATCCATCTCAACGATATAGTTGACTTCCGGCCGCAGCTTGCTCTTGGCGAATTTCCTTGCGCCCACACCGCCAACCTCTTCCTCTTCGCAAAAAAGGATGTGGCACCGATACTTGCGCATCAGCAGTAAGATCATATACACACCGGCCCGGTCATCACCGCCGATCCCGTAAGGCGACATCAGATAGCGGCCATCCTCAGAATGGCAGATGATATCCGGCTGATGGGTATGAACGGTGTCCAGATGGGCAACCAGCAGCACCGGGACAGTACCTTCCGCATAGAGAAATCCGTTTTTACAGACAGGCTCATAGCCATACTCGCGCAGTTGCTGCGCAAGATATTCCTTCAGCTCACCCTGCGTCATTTTCAGAATACTTTCAAAGCAGGCTATATCCATTCCCGCAGTTTCATAAGTGTTCATCATATTCCTCCTCAAGCTGCCACCGGTATGGTTGCTTTTTTGCAAATCGTAAAGCCCATTGTGCGGCAGGCGGCCGCCATACTGCATGACGTACAACTGGCAGTCAGTTGCTGGTAGCAGTCATGGCAAATCTGCAGCAAGGAACCGCGCCGGTCATAAGCGGGATACATGGTGTCTAAAGTGGGCCGGCCACAGGCCTCGCAAATATGCAGGCAGGTCTTGCAGTAAAAACCATCCTCAAGATAGATTCCTTGACTGCGCGCTACCGTCTGTCCGCATTTCCGGCAGACGACCACATCTTTGCAAGAACAATCAATGGAACCATTGCGCAATAGTTCATTGCCGCAGCAGACACACAGGGCCGCAGCTCCGATAGGCAGAACAGTGTCTTTCTTGTGCCCTTGCAGGATAGAGAGATTCCCATGAAAATCATAATCCGGATAATGCAAGCTACCCCGGCGAGTCGAGTAATGGGCATCTAAGTCCGAACGCTTTGTTTTCAGATACCAGAGGTTCGGCTCCATCAGGCAACGGGAAATGGCCTTCTGCACCAGATGCCGGAACAGCTTGGACACTTCCAGGGCGTTTCCGGTATCGGCAGGATAGAGCCGGGACTGATACAGAGTACCATCCTTATAGAAAAACATCTGCCGGTATCTGCGTATGGCCTTACGGTACTCACCATGCACATCGGCATCTACGGCATAGAACACCATGCTGACGCTATCGTTCATGTAGGAAAGGCACCCCGCCTGGTATCCTCCGCCGTTAAGCCGGTGACAGGACATCCATGTGTTGGATTTGCTGGACATTTCCAGAAAGTCGCAGGGATGCACAGAGAGTACGCCGGTCTCCTGCATGATCAGCGGATTCAGAGCGTCGGCCAGCTGTGCGAAAACAGCATTGTACCGATCATGCCTATCGACGCCGAACTTTCTACAGAGTTTTCCGATGATGCGGCTGGCCTTCTGATCGCTGGTGCAGCGTATTCCGCCGCGCTGGCGCAGGATCTCCAGATTCTCTTCTGAGACGGTACGGCTATAGCCTGACACGGCAGCGTGCAGCGCCGTGCGGAAATTCTCCAGTTGCTCACCACTGAGTATCTCGGAGGCAATGTCCAGCAGTGTAAAGGCCGTTTCATCTACCATATCCGGCTGAATAGAGAGCGCCTGATTGCAGTCGAAGATAATGGCCTGTTCTGCCTCGTTCCAGTCAGGGTGGCACCGCAGCAGCGAAATCAAGTCTGCTTTCGCTGTCTGCCAGGCTGTCAGATCAGCCATAACACCATCTTCCGAAAAGCTCTTTTCGTATTTATACATGACTTCATAAAACTCGTTTTTCAGTTCTGAAAGCTCTTTCATTTCATTCACACCTTTCCTGAGTTATGGAAAGAGGCAGGGCGAAATACGCCCTGCCTCTCCATTGATCTACTTGCGGTTTATGCTGCTGCCTTATCTGCGGCATACAGCACCCGCTGTTTCCATTGTTCAATAAATGCCGTGATCTGCGCCGGAGGCTCCTCGTTGTCAAAGCCTCGTGCCTGCGTAACCTGACCATCCTTTACCTCTACGGTACAAAGTGATTTGTCCGGCTCGTCTACACTCCTCACAAAGAGAATGACGCTCTTTTTTTCGGCGACATTTTTAACATAGAGTCTCACACAGTGATGAAGCGCCGCACCTTCATCCACAATCTCTTTTGCGGAATGCGGAGGGATCATCATGAGTTCTTTGCTCTGATACTGATACCGCTTCTGCCATTCGTCAAAGCTGCCTGCGATAGCTTTTTCATGCTCTGCCGTGCGTTTGTCCTTCAGTGTCTTTGCTACACTGTCATGGGCAGCCTTCAGCTCGCGCGGAAACAGTATGAAGCTATTTTTCACGTCATATTGCAGTTCCTTGCACATACAAAGATAGTCATGGTAGTCGGTGATCAGCGTGTTCATCTTGTAATAGTCTACACGCTTCAAAGCCGCTTCATCCTCCGGAGCAAACTGCCGCTCCGCATAACGCTGCAGTTTATGCACACTCATGTGAGCAAGCAACTCTTTCGCCGCGTCGGCATTGCTGATCTTGTTGGCAATAAACCACTTTATTTGTTCCGTGCTCGGTTTGTGATCTGCTTGGAGCAGCTGACGGATCAGATGTAATTGGTCGATTGAAGGATCCAACTCCCGTAAGAGTGGAAAATAAGGCCGATCAATACCTAATATGGCCCGCATGTTCTCGCCATTGAAATTGATGGCTTGAAGTGCGGAGTAGCTATAACCCCCATATATGATGCCGCTCACCAAGCGGTAAAGCTTCATCTTGATCAAATGCTCGATCTTGGGCCGTTTTATATATGCACTCAAGAATGTTGCCACTCCCGAAAACGAAGCGATGCCGGAAAATGCCTCCAGCTGTGAATAGGCCCACGGCGTATCCTTCAGCGTATCAGATAAGTTGCGTTGATATAAGACCCCACTCATATCTGCCGTAAAATTATATTTCCACTGGTCGAATACCGGGCGGTATCCATTGCACCACGGAGTCAAATCGTATCCAGCCTTATAATGATAGTAGTAGGCATCAACGCTGCACTGTCCGCTCAATGAAAGGGTAATAAACTGCCGTGCATTTTCCCAGATCTCAAAATGGTTTGGGATGTCTGAGCCAGCAAACGAACGGTACACCTTTATGATCCGCAGTACCAGTCCGTTACCCTCCGCCTTTTGCAACACTTGAACCGTCGCACGGTCAAAAATACGTCCACGCCTTCCTCTGCACTTGAATGTGATCTCCTTTTTGCAGCGAGGGCAGAGGCCGGAGGTGTTGTGCTTAGCTGCCGCAATACGGACCTCGTGCCGGCAAGCGGTACAATATGCATGCCCCGGTGCTTTCCGTTGGTAATCATAGAAGATATACTGCGGCATGACTTCGCGGTGGATAAAACCTTTCAGGTCTCGGGGCAGCACTGGCACATATTTCATCCGTTCTATGATCGCACGCTGCTTTTTCCACTTACGCTCCAGAGCCTTGCGGCGAGAAATCGACCATTGCAGACAAATTAACGCCGAAATGGCACTGTGCTCACATTTGCAAAAACGAGCGGCGCGAGCCTCATCCTGCTGCCGGTAGAAAGCGCATTTGGTGTCAAAACGGTATATCCGATCCAGAGAATCGAGCACCGAACACTGCCATGTTGCACTGGCATTTTCTCTGAGCGAAAGAGTAGCGAAATCATCCCGGCTGTGGAACATGACCCAACGGGGCTTGATACTGCCTGCCAGAATGTTCTCCCTCTGATAGATATAGAGCACCAGGATACGCTGCCCGGAAATATTCCGCACCGCCGTGCGGATAATATAGGGGCAGCTCTCCACATGAAGTACACCTTCATTCAGATTGAATTTCAACTCCGGCATAGCAAACTTACGGCAGGCGCGTTTGTCTATCTTCCGCGTCATGCGCTCACCCCCAGACTATCAAAGGAGAGTTGGTCGTCCAGCGGCTCGTTTTCCTTTGCTGTATTGGCATCCTTCTCCTTTTTCTTTGCGGCGGGCTTCTCCGCTTTTTTCTTCTCTGCCTTTTTCGTCGTGCTGCTCCTGCCGCCGTAATACGGTTTAGGAACAAACTTTTCTTCTTGTCCACGATCCTCCTTTGCGTTCAAGTCCTTGAAATACTCTTCCGCCCACTGATAGCAGAGCCCGTCCGGTACATCGGTGCCATAGCCTTCAGCAGAAGGCTTGACGTCATTGTCCTCCATCTCCTGCTTGGCAAACTCAAGCGCCTTGCGGTTGATATAGCGGAAGCAGTTGACCATATTCTTACGGGGGTGCATGACATTCCGGGCAAAAGACACATCCTCAAGGCAAAGCGTCTGGATATACTCGGTGACGCACTGTTTCATGTTGCGACGGGTCAGCCGTTCGGAATCATCGCCCACACGCTTCATGGATGCAGCCATCACTTCATCATCGCTCATCGCCACCGCGTTTTCCCACGCAGCCTGTTCGGCTTCCTCCTTGGCTCGCTGTTTGGCTTCCCACTCGGCTTTCCGCTTGGCTTCGGCCTGCTCATGCTCCTGCCGCTTACGATCTTCTTCCGCCTTTTTCTCGGCTTCCGAATCAGAGGCGGCAAGGGTGGCAGGGGAGGCATCCGCGTTTTGCTGCATCTGGGAAAGCATAGCCTTCGCCTGCTCCTCCTCAGCCTGCTGCCGCTCGTCTGCCCGTCTGGCAGCCAGCTCGGCGGCATCCTGCACCGTTGTGGTGTGCTCCTGCATATCTTCCCGCAAGTCTGCGGCCATTTCTGAATATACTCCCATAGAGTTCCTCCATTTCAAAATAAAAAGGCATTGAGCGGGTGATAGATGCACCTGCCCAATGCCTTTTGTTTATGGTGGAACAGCTCAGTGCCGTTCCCGTTTATCTTTTGCCAGCTTTGGCGAGAACTTTACCGGCAGGAATTTATCATTCCCATCACAGTAAAAGTATCTGCGCCCGTTTTCATCATAAAATTCGATCACCGTGGAGGGTGAAACGCTGCGTCCATGATAGTCCGCAGGCAGCTCACCGCTATACCGTGCCGCGACCAGCTTCAGGCGTATGGTATCGCCCTGCTGTGCTTCACACATCAGTATCCCATCGTAGACCAGCGCGTACTCTGAGGCGGGTGGCTGCTCATAGCCGGCCTTCTGCAAAGCCTTGATCCCGCCAAAGGCGAAATCCGCAGCCTTGCCCTCAGATACATCAGGCTGGTAGATGCGAAAACGCTGCTGCGTTCGCTGGGATAGAAGATACTGCTCCAGCGCCGCGTCGCCATCTCGTAGAAAACGGGCGTACTCCTGTTCACTCAGGCCCAGGTAATCGTGGAGCGTGCTGCTGTCTGTGTCCCGGTCATGCCATGCGGCGATCTCCTCGCTGATGGCGTCAAAGGAACAGAACCCGCAGACAAACCGCGTCCTGAAATTCATTTGGGTAACATCTCTTCGCTCTTTTTTCTGCCGCATGGCAAACTGCCAGTCGTCAATGCCTTTATAATTCGGGTCCCACGTCAGGCGGCGGCACTCCAACCCATGGCTACGCGCCATGAGATAGATTTTCGACGCGCCCTTGCTGACAGCGGCGTTATGGTATTTGTCCATATCCTCGGCCTCGATGATGACCTCTGTGCCGTTGGCAGCCAGCAGCGCAAACAGCATATCCAGCTTATTGACGTTGTTGGCGCCTGCCGTGGCTGCAAAGGAGCGATCCATCAGAAAGTGGGCCACGTCCGCTTTCAACAGCCCTTCCGTCACATAGACAACCCGCGCAAACGGATCACCCACGAAATGGACAGGACTGCCGGAGGATACTCCGCGTTTCTTGGAAGCGGAGGATAGCCAAAGGTACTTTGTCCCGCTCTTGTCAGGGTCGCTCTCCTGATCTCGGATAGGCGTGTCCAACCGGATCTGTGCGCCGCGTATCATCCCATCAATACCCTTGGCGGGGATGATGATCCCTGCCGTAATGGAATTGAAGTTGACCGTCCACTTATCATCCTTGCCCACATAAAAGCCTGGCACACCCTCCACCTTGCAGCCTCGGCTGCGCAGCTTCTCCGTCAGTGACCGGCACAGGTAGAAGGGCGGGGTACTTTTGTACCCCAGCCGTTCTATCTGTTCATCGGTCAGCCCGCGCACCTCCTGAAGATGCTTGCAGTGCTGCGGAGAGAGCGTCAGCAGCTCCAACAGCATGGAGAACGTCTGATGGATCTCCTGCGGTGAGGCGAGAGCGGACTGCTCGAGAGCCGCCTTTTCCGGCAATTCCTTCACGGTATACTCCGGTGCGGTAAGGCCGTTTTGCAGCGTGTCACAGATCTCACGGTAGGCTTCGGAATTGCTGATCCCGTATACCTTCCCGTAGAGAGCCAGCATACCGCCGCCCTCGTTGCAGTAGTTGCAGCGCCAGAGGTTCTTGGCGAAGTTGATGTTCATTTTGCCCCGCTTATCACCGCAGATCGGGCAGTCGGCATATACGCTGTCCGCCTGTCTGCGTCTGATATGCAGATGCAGCAGCTCGGCCACATCCATGATGTCGAACGGGAACTCCTGTGGCTGCGCCACCGCGCCACCTCCTTACCATCATCTTGAGCAAATCACCCGTCAGCTGGCATTTGCCAGACGCTGGAGTTTGTCCAGCATCAGCTTGGCGCCGGCCCGCAGAATGTTATCATCACCGGAATAGCCCTTCACGTACCACTTGAGGCTGGCAGGGCGCCGCTCGGCGACCTGCTTGAGCGTCTGTCCGCTGCATGTGCCGATGGGCACGATGATCTCCTCGGCTTCCGCCTCGGTCATCAGAGTGCAGATGGTATCCACGTCCATGTCCTTGGTATAGCTGGCGGCATTCGGCTCGTCATATACGAAGGGCAGTTCCGTTTCTACCGCAGGCTCTGCAACGGCCTCCGCAGGCTGTTCCACAGAGACTTCCAACGGCGCCGCATCAGGTACGGCTTCTTCTTCATGGTGAACCACTTCCTGTTCGGACTGCTGTACCACCGTAGGCTCAATGTCAGCCTGTACCGCAGCAGGTTCCGTTCTAACCTGCTCCGCTGCCGCTTGGGGCGCTGGGGCAGGATTAGCCTCCATAACAGGCGTTGTCTGCTCTGCGTAAGGCGTATCTGCCTTGGGCATCGGCGCGAACTGGACGCCGAAGCCGGCGTTGGTCAGCGCCATGTCCAGCGCGTCATGCTCTGCGGCCTGAATATACAGACCGGCAGGTGCGTTTCCCTGCGTCATGGTGGCGATGTAGCTGCTGGCAGGGTCGGCATCATCCTTGTCGAAGAACACCTTCGCCTCGATGATCGCCAACTGATCCGTAATGCGCAGCGGCGTCAGCCGTGTGCGTCCGGCAGGGTACTTCAGCCGGAACCAGAGCTTTTTATACCGCAGCTCCAGCTCATGTCCGCGGGCAGTCTTTTTCAAGAACTTCAGCGGATCGAAGCCGGCGACGCGGTTCAGCTCAGACACAACTGGGACAGCATTGAACAGAGTGGATTCGGGTGCATTCATTTCAAAGGCTCCTTTCTTAATAAAAACACGAGACAAGGTGCGAATTTAACACCCTTGCCTCATTTTCATAAAATATTTACAGTTGTGCTCAGGCACTGCGCTTTTGCACTTTGAACGTATTGACATAGAGCGTGATCCTACGTCCCAGCTGCGTATTGCGCTTCCCGGTATCATCTTTATGGACAGCCATATAGAGCATACCGATCTGTCCCACCAGAATGACCTTGGCCTTGGCACGGGTGATAGCCGTATACACAAGGCTCCGCGTCAGCATCCGGGCATGACTTCTCAGCAGAGGGAATATCACCACATCGAACTCGCTGCCCTGCGCCTTATGGACGGTGGTGGCATAGGCAAGCTCGACATGCCCCATTTCTTCCATAGAATACTCCACGACTCTCGTGGGCGAGAACTGGATCGCTATACGCATACCGTCCCGCTCATCGTGACGGAAACTGCGGATAAAACCAATATCGCCGTTGGACGCCTTGGTGCTGTTCTTGTTCTGCATGATCTTATCGCCTATGCGGAAATAGAGATTGCCCACCTTCAGGTCGGCTTCCTCCGTCTGTGGGTTCACCAGTTCACGAATCGCTTCGTTGAGCTGGTCAGCAGAGGCCGCGCCGGTGGAACGGAAGGGCGAGAGGATCTGCACACGGTCTACGCCGTATTGCTTCACCTGTGCCAGATAGATATTCCGTATATGCTCGGCGGCCTCCTCCTGATTGGCGCATTTGCAGACAGTAAAATCATTGCCATAGAAAAAGCTGGTGTCATTGTTGTTGATCTTCTGGGCGTTATAGGCGATAAGGCTGTCCTTCTTTTGGCGGAAGATCTCGTTGAGCACCGTCACGGGGATCAGCCCGCAGTTGATCAGCTCGCGGAATACGTCACCTGCTCCGACACTTTGCAGCTGATCTGCATCGCCTACCAGCAGTACCTTCGTGTCAGGCCCGATACGGGAAAAGAACTTTCTCGCAAGCCACATATCCATCATGGACGATTCATCCACGATGATAAGGCCTGCGTCCAGCATATCATCTTCACTTTTCCGGAAGCCGCCATCCTCGCCAAACAGTCCCAGTAGGCTATGCAGCGTGCTGGCATTGTTTACGCCGGTACTCTCCGCCATGCGGCGGCTTGCCCGGCCGGTGGGGGCTGCCAGCAGGATCTTCTCCGATGGCTTCAGCAGCTTGAACACCTCAATGACCGCTTTCAGGACGGTTGTCTTACCAGTACCGGGCGAGCCGGTAATGATGGACAGGTCGCTGCGGAATACCATGTGAACAGCCTCGGTCTGCCGCAGCGAGAGTTCAACGCCTAACTGACGCCGCACCCTTGTCAGCAAGTCCTGCACATCCACCCGTTCTACCGGGCGGCAGAGCAGCCTTGCGATGCTGCGGGCCGTTTCGTCCTCCTGTGCGAAGGTCTTGACCAGATAATAGTTGCCGTTACTGTTGATGATCTTGCCTTGCAGCAGCATATCGTCGATCACAGCATCCAGATCATCCGACTTTACCCGCATCTGCGGAACGGGGATCATGCTGTTCAGAAGCGACATGGCCTCTTTATGAAGCTGCTCCGCCTCCAGATACAGATGGCCGCCATCACCCTTTGCGCTCTCCAGCGCGGCAAATACCGCGCCACGGATACGCATGGGGGAATTGAGGGGCCAGTTGTTCTTCCGCATGATCGCGTCCACACGCTTGAAGCCGAAACCGGATACCTGGCAGAGCTCAAAGGGGTTATCCCGCAGAATATCCACGCTGCGTGCGCCAAAATGGTCATAGATCTTCGTGGCGGTGGTAGGTGTGATCTGGAAGGGAGCCAATAGCAGCATCAGGTCACGCAGGGCGCGGCTCTCGTTGTAGGAAGCAATAATCTCCTCCAACTTTGCCTTGCTGACGCCCCGTATCTCCAGCAGCCTCTCCGGTTCATTCTCCAGCACATGCAGTGTATCTGCGCCAAACCGGTCTACGATCAGCTCGGCGGTCTTGCCGCCGATGCCCTTGATAAGCCGCGAGGAAAGATACCCCTTAATCCCTTCGCGGGTCTGAGGTACGACCTCCTCACATTTCGTCACATGCAGCTGAAAGCCGTTTTTACCCTCTTTCCACTCGCCGTCCAGTATCATGCTGACCTGATCGGTGCGCGGCAGCTCATAGCCCACGGCGGCAAAATGGATCATATTGTCCCGATGTCGGTACGCGCTGCGAGCCTTTTCGGGGATTGATCGGTCTGAGGTCTTTACGCTGATCACGCTGTACTTGTTGACAGGGTTATAGAAGATCGTCCGTTCATAGATGCCTGTATAAGCCAACTCATGCAGCCTCCTCTCGTTGTTTTTTCACATAGAAGCGCCGGCTTTCCGAAACAGTGACGTACTGCTCGTAGATGTCCGGGTGCTGCGCCTGCAAACGCTGCAGGTTGTCCTTACTGATGCCGGATTTACGCACAGGCTTATAGCTGATACTGTAAGCCGCTTCACGCCCCCGGCAGACAGCCGTGCAGCTTCGTCCCATTTCTGCGACGATACGGCCTTGCAGCCGCCGCATTTCCGCTTCGATGCACTCATAGTTTCTTTTTTCCACGTTGCGCTGGGCCTGAAGCTCCAGATACCGGGGGACAAGCAATGCCATATTCCCCTCCAGTATCAGCTCCGGCGCCGATGGGTCAGCAGGTCCGAAATGACGCCTGACGCTGTTAAGGATCAGGTCGCCGTCCTCCGTGTAGGGAGGCGGCGTACCGGTGAGAATATGGTTCTCCCAGAAATCCTGCTCCAGCGCGATCAGCTCCTCCTCATAGTCCCGGTCGCGGTCGATATGACGGATGATGACTTCATCTTCGTTGTTGCCGTACAGGCAGCAATAGAAGACCTCGTCAATATTCATCACGGCCATATAGTGCCGCCCCTGGGCCTCATAGTTGAGGGGAACGATCTCCTGTCCGTCCCCAGACCACCAGTGATCCTTTGCGTTGTAATTGGTCGTTTTGATCTCAAGGATCGCTGTCCGACCGTTGGGAAGCTCTACGAAGTAGTCAATATCCGCCAGCATAAACGTATGCACCGGATGATAGAACATCTTCTTGATCTGATAGATGCGATACCCCGTTTTTACGTGGAATATCTCTGCCACCAGATCCTCCAGCAGATGCCCCATTTTCTTGGCTACCCAGTTGCTCTCCGAGTCGTCAAACGGCACTATCTTCAGCTTGTCATAGTAGAGATCCCGTGCCGTAGCAAACGGGGAGATCCCCAATATGGCGGCCGCGTCGCTGCCGCCGATCCCTCTGCGCCGATACTCCAGCCATTCTTTCTCCGGAAGGCCCTCCGTGCTGATCAGGACTGACGGTGCGTAAGGCTCACTTGTGACTGCCATGGCTATGCCCTCCGCTATCCCATCTGATGGGGTACAACGCGGGTATAGCTGCGGCGGTATTTTGCTGCCTTCTGCTCTGTTTTCCTGAGTTTCTGCCTGCGTCGGTTTCCTCCTCGATACCGATACCGGCGTGTGCTGTGGTTGTTCTTTCTGCTCATGGGGATGCCACCTTTCAAATATATTCCAAAGCCTTTTGGCATTTGGGCAAATAAAAAAAGCGAGAATGACATCCCGATCCTCTTTGGATACTTGCGCCTGCCGATGGCAAGGCCGGTGTCATTCTCGCAGTGGGAACATGGTTCCCAATAATAAAAAAAGAGCCAACAAACCACTGCTCTATGGCAGAGTGGTATTGCTGACTTCAATTACAAACTTAACAACGTGTGCGATTCAGAAATGCTCTGAAAATGCCTGTATAGGCGGTGCACAAAAAACAATTACATGGTGATAGTACCACAATATGTTGTAGTAGTCAAGGAATAATATCGCTCATATAGAGAATTTGAAAAAATTTTCCTCCGCATGTTAAATTAACGCCTCCTTCTTCCTTTTTATTTAGTGTAAGGATAAACCAGTCAGAAGATGGCTGGTGCTATTACATGTACCTTGAAAACTGAACAGCCCCACCGGAGGTTATACAGGAGTAGCGGATAGTGTGCGAGGACATAGGGGAGCGCACCCGCCGCATAAGTGCCGCACAGCGGCAGCCTGCAAATACGCGGTCGAAGAGAGCGCAGGAAATGGGCCGGTAGGTGGTGCCAAAAAGGAAATAAGGAGATGTGATATGGATCACTACAAAGATATAGAAGATATCCCTATGGTATTTGGCCCGCGCGAATTGTCAAAGATTTTGGGCATTTCTAAAAATAAGACTTATGAGGTCGTAAACAGGTATGATTTTCCTAAAATCCGAGTTGGCAGAAGAATCATCATCAGCAAAAAGCACTTTTTGGAGTGGATGGATGGCAACTTTGGTAAAGAACGCAACAATACATAAAAGGCACTTTTGTTATTTGCTTTGATTCCTGTTGAGTTTTCCTTCGGAAAGTCGTATAGATATTATGTGTGGAAAAACCTAAAGGTTTATATCACACATGGTACGATTTGTATGCCTGTACGACAGTAAGGAGGATCAATAAAAGTATGGGCAAAAAGAAAGCAAATGGAGAAGGCTCCATTACAAAACGCAAAGATGGCCGCTACATGGGGCGCTATACAGTGGAAAGTAAACGGAGAGCGGTCTATGGCGATTCTTTCGAGGAGGTGAGGCAAAAACTCAACGAGATACTAAATGAGATTGCAAAGGGTGCCTACGTAGAACCCAACAAATACAGTGTGGAAAAATGGCTACGAGAATGGTTGGAGTTATATGCCCTGCCAACGGTGAAGCGGTCAACATACATCTCCTATGAAGGATATGTACGGATACACCTTGTCCCGGAGATAGGGCAAATAAAGCTGACATCTTTGAGCACCAGGGATCTTCAGAAGTTCTTTAAGGAAAAAGCCGGTACAGAAGAGAAGAAGGGGTTAGCTCCGAAGACGTTGCGGAATATTTACAATATGCTTCATTCGGCATTAGACCAAGCAGTTGCTGACCACAAGATTCTTAGAAATCCGACTTTGAATGTCAAATTGCCAAAGGTAAAAACCAAGGAGAGGCGTGTCCTCACTGTGGAAGAGCAGGCGGCGCTACAGGAGGCTGTAAGCCGTGCTGATGAACTGCATGCCTATGGAATAACCTTTGCAGTCAGCACCGGGGTTCGTTTGGGTGAACTGCTTGCCTTACGCTGGAAAGATGTGAATGAAAAAGAACATTACATCTACGTCAGGAGAACACTGGGCAGGCTGCAGAAGGTTGATGGAAAGGGACGTCTCATGAAAAAAGAAAAAGGCGTTCCTTCGACGGAAATTGTTGTACGTTCCCCCAAATCTGAATTGTCCATGCGAAAGATACCATTGTTCGATGAGCTGTGGAACGACTTGATGGCATACAAAGAAAAACAGAACGCTCTAAAGGATGCACTTGGATCAGAGTATCAGGATCAGGGCTATATTTTTGCCACGCCACTGGGTCATCACAACGATCCAAAAGTCTACCAAACGCTTTTTAAGCGCATAGTAGCCGATGCTGGAATCGAATCTGCGAACTTCCATGCGCTGCGTCATACATTTGCGACACGGGCGTTGGAGTCAGGCATGGACATTAAGGTCTTGTCTGCATTACTGGGCCATGCACAGGCGTCAACTACGCTTAATCTCTATGGACATGTCCTTCCGGATCATAAGAAGATCAGCATGGAGAAAATGCGAGGCAACTATATGAGCTGCAGCAGTATAAGCGGCAGTTCTGATGATACTTCCGCAGATGTACCACAGACTCAAGGCCCGACCATTAGCACCATAGAGGATGCCCAGCATAATCAAGAGCCTGCCATCGACACTACTGCGGAAAATCTTCAAGAGCCGGCCATTGACACTGCTGCGGAGAATCTTCAAGAGCAGGAACTGAGTGGTGACACCAATACAGCTATGCCGCAAGTTCACGATTTAGCCATTGACACCAACGCAGATGCGATACAAGCTCAAGCAAGCTGATTTTGACACCAATGCGTTGGAGTCAAAGCAAAAGCCATCCACGTCAGAATTGAAGAATAACCTCAAAAGAGCAGCTTATTTTTTCGGCATGGCTTGCCAGCAAAAATGGTGTCATTTGGTGTCAGGAAAACGGTTGGTGTCAATCGTTGGTGTCAAGAGCATGAAAGAGTGTCAGAAAGCCACATTCTCGCAACATCAAATATCCGAAAGCCCGAACAATGCAGGCCGCTGACACATTGGTGTCGGTTGGTGTCACAGCAAAATGAGCAAAGAGATTTAAGGGTGCGGTTAAAGCAAAAAGAACCGCAAACCCTTTGAAATCAATGGGTTTGCGGTTCCTGTTTGGTTGCGGGAGAGGGACTTGAACCCCCGACCTCCGGGTTATGAGCCCGACGAGCTACCAACTGCTCTATCCCGCGATATAGAGTTTTTGCGGAATTTAGAGCTCCGAAGAATCGGAAAAGTCTCCGGGTTATGAGCCCGACGAGCTACCAACTGCTCTACTCCGCGATATTGACTTGTACCGGAATTGGTGCCGGTGACCGGACTCGAACCGGTACGGTATTGCTACCGGGAGATTTTAAGTCTCCTGTGTCTACCATTCCACCACACCGGCGGATACTGGCAAGGATTAGAATACCATATTTCTCCCATTACGTCAACCCCTTTTTCAAAAAAAGTAATGGGAAAAATTTCCGCATCATCTACGCCTGTTTGTGGAAGCGGAACCGCCCATCCCAATTGGGCGGTTCCGCTTCTATTTATATAATTTGATTGATTATCAATGATGACTGACCCGATCCCATTCCTCGCTGGCCTCATGCAGCAGGGAAAGGTCTTTGATGTATGCCGTCTCCAGCGGATTGCTCAGCGGCGCCGCCGCCTTGTATTTCTCCAGCCATGCTTTGGATTTCTCCGGTGGCCGGACGGTACCTGCGCCTGCAATGCAGCCGCCGGGGCAGGCCATACCCTCCAGCAGATAGCCGTCATATTTACCGGTACGAGCGATACGCAGCATCTGGCGGCATTCCCGCAAGCCCTCGGCATATACGGTTTTGACCTCCCGTCCCGGCGCCTCTCGGGCAATCACATCCTCCACAGCCTTAGCCACGCCGCCGCTGGCAGCAAAGCCTACGCCGGGCGCACTGGCCTCCAGATAGGACTCCTCATCCGGGATATTATTAAAATCGATATTCTTGGCCTCAAACATGCCCCGCAGTTCCTCAAAGGTCAACACAAAGTCCACCTCGCTGCGCACACTGCGGCGGCTGGCTTCCAGCTTCTTGGCGGCGCAGGGGCCGATAAAGGCCACACGGCAATTGGGATCACGGCGCTTCATCAGCCGCGCCGTCAATACCATAGGCGTCATCGTCATGGAGATGTAGGGTGCCATACCGGGAAACTCCTTCTTTGCCATCATGGCCCATGCCGGGCAGCAGGATGTCGCCATGAAGGGCTGCTTCTCCGGAACGCAATGCAAAAATTCCTCTGCCTCTTCAATCGCGCACAGGTCGGCGCCGATGGCAACCTCCTCCAGCGCGGCAAAGCCCAGCTCTCGCATCGCTGCCTTAATCTGTCCGGTGGTGACCTTGTCGCCAAACTGACCCCAGAAGGCCGGTGCGATAATGGCAATGACCTTCTCTCCCTTGTTGATGGCGTGGATCAGCTGGAACAGCTGTCCCTTGTCCACGATTGCGCCAAAGGGGCAGTTTACCAGACACATTCCGCAGGACACGCACTTATCCTGATCGATCTGGGCGCGGCCCAGCTCGTCGCTGGTAATCGCGTTCATGCCGCAGGCCTCGGTGCAGGGGCGCTCGAACTTGACGATAGCCTGATAGGAGCAGCTCTGCTTGCAGCGGCCGCACTTGATACACTTTTCCTGATCAATGACTGCCTTGCCCTTGACAAAGGAGATGGCATCCTTGGGGCAGGCGTGATAGCAGTGATGTGCCAGACAGCCTTGACACATGTTGGTCACCTCATAATGGGTAGGCGGGCATGCGTTGCAGGCATATTTGATGATATTGATCAGCGGAGGATCGTAGTATTTTTCGGCAATAGCGCTTTCCTCCACGCCATCGCTCAGCAGATTATGTTCTGACACAGAACGCAGCGGCAAGCCCATGGCAAGGCGGATGCGCTCGCCCACGATGGCCCGCTCCAAAAAGATGGATTCACGGACGGTGGCCTTTTCGCCGGGCATAATCTCATAGGGCAGCTTTTCCATGCGGGAGTAGTCCTCGTCATAGGCCATCTTCGCCACCTCGGCGAAAACGCGCTTACGGGTATCCGCAATGCTGCATGTAATATTTCTCATAGTGTAATCCTTTCTAAAATGTTCCTTCCAAATATAGCATTATATCTGTCCCTTCACGGGTTTGTCAACCCCCTACCCGGTCACTTCGCCACCTCTATTTCCGCGCTTTTCTCCTGCCTCTTCCATCTTTTTATTTCCCGGCCTGGCAGGCTTCCCGATCCGCTCTTTTCCGTGGAGCGATGTATCCGCATCTGTTCATTCATACCGCAAGTCCGTTGGACAAGGCTATCGCCTTTTGCGGCCTGGTAAGGCTGCGGTATCCTTTTTAGTATGCCGTTTCGGTCTCTTTAAAAAAGTTTCAAAAAATTTGCCGTCTGTTGCTCTCTGCGATGCAACCATGGCGGAGCAGACACGCCCTTAGTGTGGGGCGTTCTGCCGCACCAGCTTAGTAAATAAGGAGGTACACATGGAACAAAACAACATGGACCGTTCTCTTATCGCACCTCATGCCGCAGCGGCAGAGGCGGCGAACGGCGGCGTACCCGCCGCAGGAATCCTTTCGCGGCCAAAAATCGGCCCGGAGGAGCTGCGCAAAGCCAACGGAATCCTGAAAAAGTACAAGCTTGGCAAAGCCCAGCTGGAACAGCGCATTATCGACAACGAGCAGTTCTGGAAGCTGCGGCATTGGGAGCAGATGGAAAAGGAGGGGCAGGGCGGCAACCACGCCGACCCCCAGCCCACCAGCGGCTGGCTGGTCAACTGTATTCTTTCAAAGCACGCCGATGCCATGGACTGCTACCCTTCCCCCACCGTGCTGCCGCGTGAGCCGGACGATCGGCAGGAGGCCCAGAGGCTGAGCCGAATTCTGCCGGTCATCTTGAAGAAAAACCGCTTCAAGCGCACCTATTCCTCCGCCTGGTGGTACAAGCTGAAATCCGGCTGCGCCGTATACGGCGTATTCTGGGACGGAAGCAAGCTGAACGGACTGGGTGACATCAGTGTGAAGCGGATGGATCTGCTCAACCTGTTCTGGGAACCCGGCATCACCGACATTCAGCAAAGCGCTCACTTCTTTTCCACCGAGCTGGTGGACAACGAACGATTGCTGGAGCGCTATCCGCAGTTGGAGGGAAAATTAGGAAAGAGCAGCTTCACGCTGAGCCGGTATCTTTATGACGACACGGTGGACACCTCCGGCAAATCGCTGGTGGTGGACTGGTATTACCATACCGAGTCGGAGGGCCGGCGAATACTGCAATACTGCAAATATGTAGGGGAAACCGTACTGTACGCCACGGAAAATGATACCGCCCAGCCGACACAGCTGCAAATGACAGGCGTGGACGAGAACGGCGTTCCCCTGATGGAGCAGGTTCCCTGCGGCCCCAGCATGGCGCAGCGGGGCTGGTACGATCACGGACAGTATCCCTTTGTGTTCGATGTGCTGTTTCCCGAGGAGGGGACGCCCTGCGGGTATGGCTATGTGGATCTGTGCAAGAGCCCGCAGAAGCAGATCGATCTGATGAATCAGGCAATTCTGAAAAACACCTTGGCCAACGCCACGCCGCGCTTCTTTATCCGCTCTGACGGCGCTGTGAACGAAAACGAATATGCCGACTGGACCCGGCCCTTTGTTCACACCAACGGAAATCTGGGAGCCGACTCCATTGCCCCCATTCACGCCGGCAGCCTTGACAGCGTGTATGTGGCCATCGTCAACAACAAAATCGCAGAAATGAAGGAGACGGCCGGCAACCGGGATGTAGCCAACGGCGGCACGCTCTCCGGCGTGACGGCTGGCACCGCCATTGCCGCCTTGCAGGAGAGCGGCGGAAAGCTGAGCCGCAACATGATCGACGATGGTTACGAGGCCTTTTCCGATGTTGTAACGCTGTGCATCGAACTGATCCGCCAGTTCTATCAAATGCCCCGTCAGTTCCGCCTGTTGGGCGCCATGGGCACGGAGGAGTTTGTCAGCTACAACAGCGCCGCTTTGCAGCCCCAGCCCATGGACGATGGTGTGAACATATCTTACCGGGTGCCGGAGTTTGATCTGGAGGTTGGTGCAGAGCAGGAGAGCCCCTACCGCACGGCAGAGCATAACCAACTGGCCATGCAGCTGTTTCAGATGGGCTTTTTCCGGGAGGAGGCGGCGGATCAGGCACTGCGCTGTCTGGAACTGATGGAGTTCAAGAATAAGGACCAGCTGACACAGGTGCTGCTGCGGGGTAAAACGCAGGCCGCAGAGATCGACGCACTGCGCCGCCAGCTCCTACAGCTGGCCGCAATCGTGGACGAGGTCAAAGGTACCCATCTGACGCAGGCATTGACATCCCAAACGGGCAGCGGCACAACAGAAGGTATTTCTCCCACCGTGAAAGCGTCCGCGCAGAAAAGCAGCGGCGCCATGGAGCGCAGTCGCAAGCAGTCACGGGAGGCGGTGCATCCCCGATGATCACCGCCACCTTTCACGAGCATGCTATCACCGTCAGTGGACACAGCGGCTGCGCTCCGGCAGGCCAGGACATCATATGTGCCGCAGTCAGCATTCTGATGGAGGCCGCAGCGGCAGTATTGCGAAAGGAGCAAGCGCCGGTGCTGGACATCCGCGGAAAGGGCCTTCATATGATCACCGCGGGTAAGGACAGCGGCGCATTGGAAACGGCGCGGCAGGGGCTTTCCCTGTTGGCGCATCACTACGCCGAGTATGTGCAGATCCGTGATCTGCGAGCAAGGAGGGTACACCATGCATGATGAACACCAACAGCTAAACGGTACGCCGGAGGGCTCCACGACGGACAACGCTGCCGCGGAATTTGAAGCGCTGATTCAAGGGCGCTGCAAGCAGCCCTTTCAGGATCGGGTACAGAAGATTCTGGATGGGCGGCTGCGGACGCTGCGGCAGGAAAACGAGCTGCTGCATCGTCAGGCCGAGGCACAGCGCCGCTATGAAGCCGGCTGTGTCGAGCGTCTGACGCAGGAGGCGGAGGATATCCGCCGCCTGTATGATGGCTTTGACTGGCAGGAAGAAATGCGAAACCCCACTTTTGGTCGCCTGATTGCCGCAGGCATTGACGGGCGCACCGCCTACGAGGCCACACACCACCGCGAACTGCTGGCGCAAGCCATGCGCTATGCCGCCCAACGCGGCTGTGAACAGGTCAGCCGCGCCGTAGCCAGCGGCGGACGGCGCATCGCGGAAAACGGCGGCGGCAGCGCCGCAGTGACGCGCAGCGATCCCGGCGCATTGACCTCACAAGAGCTGGCAGAAATCAGAAAGCGGGTTCGTCAGGGCGAGAAGATCCGCTTTTAAGCGGTCTTTTCATATAGATATCCGGCAAGCTTTGCCGGATGGGTTCGCGGGCTACCGCAGAGGCATTTCGGGCGCAGACCGTTCCCGACGCCGGGGAACAAATACAAAAAACGGATAAAGGAGAACAAAAGGATGAACGAATATCTCTTTGATTTGCAGCGCTTTGCAGGCAGCAATGTGCAGACCACCGGAGCCCAGAGCCTCAGTGCCGAGATGAAAACCTATTACGGCATGGAGCTGCTGGAGAATGCCAAACCCGCCCTGGTACACAACCAGTTTGCCGCCACAAAGCCCCTTCCCGTGGGCGGCGGCAAGACCGTGGAGTGGCGCAAGTTCGGCTCCTTCGACAAGGCTCTGACGCCTTTGACTGAGGGTGTAACGCCCGATGGCAGCGGCATCACCGTCAGCTATATCACCAAGGAGCTGAGCCAGTACGGCGACTACACCACCGTCTCTGATATGCTGGATCTGACCGCCATTGACGACGTGGTGCTGGAGATCACCGACCGCCACGGCGCCAACATGGGCCTGACGCTGGACACCGTGACCCGCAACGAGATCCAGCAGGGCAACCATGTGATCTATGCGCCCGGCAAGAGCGCAGACGGCAAAAAGGTCGAGGTGCTGCACCGCTGCCAGCTGGATAAGAGCTGCACCCTGAACGCCGAGCTGGTCGCGCGCGCAGCCACGGCGCTGAAGAAGATGAATGCCCCCACTTTTGAAGGAAAGTATGTGTGCATCCTTCATCCCAGCGTGGCCTTCGACCTGCGCAATGACCCCGACTGGATCGCCGCTCATCAGTACGCCGCCGCCACGGAACTGTTTTCCGGTGAGATCGGTGAGCTGCACGGTGTGCGCTTTGTCGAGACCACGGAAGCCAAAATCTTCCGCGGTGACGATCTGGCCAGCGACAGCCGCACGCTGACGGCCAGCGCTGCCGCCAATAATTCCGCCACCGTCAGCTTTGGCGGCGGCACGGTAGCCGCCGGCGCGCTGGCAGGCCGCCGTATCCTGTGCGGCGGCAAGCGGGTGAAGGTGCTGGACAATACCGCCAGCCAGCTGACGCTGGAGAGCGCCGTCACCGTGGCCGACAAGGAAGTCATCTACCCCGGCGAGGGCGGCAAGGACGGTCTGGCCGCTTACGGATGCCTGTTTATCGGCAAGGGTGCTTACGGCGTGGTGGATCTGAGCGAGGGGACCGAGGTCATTGTCAAGCCCCGCGGCTCCTCCGGCACCGCCGACCCGCTGGACCAGCGCTCCAGCGTGGGCTGGAAGGGTATCCACGCCGCCGCGATCCTGTACGACGAGTACATCGTCCGTGTGGAGTGCGGCTCCAGCTACTCCGCAGAGGACAAGGCGAACTGAAGCAGCGCAAAGCCTCGCGGCTTTTCTGACTCTCACATTACCAAATAGCAGGAGGAACACAATATGGCAAAAAAGCAGGATGCAGCCGGGCAGATGGTCAGCGTGACCATTCCCAGAGGCCGCAAGCAGGAGGAAAACTTCGTCATCGTTTCCGTCAACGGCCGAAGCTGGAAAATCATGAAGGGCGTGCAGGTACAGGTACCGGACTATGTGGCGGAGGTGCTGGAAAACGGCCGGATGATGGCGGATACCGCCCGCCGCTATGTGGACAAAATGGCCGGTTGAGGAGGTGAAGCCAATGGGCAGCATCACGGCCGCACAGGTACTGGAGCAGGTGGATGCCCTGCTGCCCAACCAGTATACCCGGGCGGAAAAACTGCGGTGGCTGGCACAGGCGGAGGGCTTTGTGCTGCGGGAAATCTGCCGCACAAGCGGCGACTTGCCGCCGCTGACAGACCAATCGTCTTTAACGGCAGTGGCCCCCTACGATGTGCTGTACCGCCACTATGTGGAGGCGCAGATCCACTATTGCAACGGTGAGATGGCCCGCTATAACAGCGCCGCCGTCTGCTGGAACAACGCCTTTGCAGCCTATCGGGACTATATGTGCCGCACAGCGGCAGCCATAGGCGGTGTTCAGGCACTGAAACTGTGCTGACTGCGGCCCGCAGGGCGGGAGGGCTTCCCCCTCCCGCCCTTTTTTCAGGAAGGAGAGATACTATGTTTTTATCGCAGCTTCCCCCACCGACACAGCAGCGTGTAACGGTCAGCAATTTTCTGGGCTATGACGCACGGCGGCGCACGCCGCTGGGTGCCTTTGCCAGAATGGAAAATCTGACAGGGGACGGCTATCCCACGCTGTCAGTCCGGCACAGGCGCAAGACGGTCATTGCGCTGGATCGGCCAAACGCGCTGGCCGCCAAGGACTGCCTGATCTGGGTGGAGGGCGGCACGCTGTACATCAACGGAGCTTCCATCGACCTGACGCTGACAGACGGTGAAAAGCAGCTGGTATCCATGGGCGCCTATCTGTTGATCTGGCCGGACAAGAAATATGTCAACACCCAGAACCTCAGCGACAGGGGCAGCATGGAGAACACTAGCCAGACCACCGGCAGCGTCACTTTTTCCCTGTGCCGCGCCAGCGGCGCGGACTATGAGGGCTATACCGTCGGCGCGGCAGCCCCGGCCAACGCCGAAAGCGGCGCGCTGTGGCTGGACACCGGCAGCGGCGCTGTATTGATGCAGTACGACGGCGTCATGTGGCAGGAGGTAGGCGATGTGGCCATGAAGCTGTGCGCCGCCAACATCGGCAAAGGATTTTCCGCTGGGGACGGCGTAACCGTTTCCGGCTGCACCGGAGCCGCGGTAAACGGCACATGGACGCTGCTGCAATGCAGCGACAACGCCATCGTTATCGGCGCAGCGGCGGTAATCGAGGGCCAGCAGACCACCTCCGTGACCGTACGCCGCCATGTACCGGACATGGACTATGTGGTGGAATGCGGCAACCGTCTGTGGGGCTGTAAATACGGCATTGTGGACGGAAAAAGCGTAAACGCCGTATATGGCAGCGCGCTGGGAGACTTTCGCAACTGGAACGTCTTTTCCGGCCTTGCCACCGACAGCTATGCCGCCGACCGCGGCTCTGACGGCCCTTTTACCGGGGCGGCGGCTTATCTTGGAACGGTGCTGTTTTTCAAGGCGCAAAGCATGGAGCGGCTGTATATCAGCGCCGCCGGCGCCCACCAGATCACATCGCTGCAATGCCCCGGAATCAAGCCAGGCAGCAGCCGCTCACCGGCTGTGGTAGACGGTGTGCTGTATTTTCACGGCATGCTGGGCGTCTATGCCTTTGACGGCAGTATGCCGCAGTTGGTATCCGCCGTCTTTGGGGATGAGCGGTATGAAAATGCCGTCGGCGGCGGGGCGGAGGGGCAATACTGGCTCTCGGCGCAGCGCGATGGAGAGAACCACCTCTTCGTTTATGACACGGCGCGCAGACTTTGGCACCGGCAGGATCATCTGCGGGTAAAGCAATTTGCTGCCGCAGGCGGCGTGCTGTACGGTCTGACGGCCCACGGCATCACAGCGCTGCACGGCAGCGAGCAGCATGATGAGGCCGAGCTGTCGTGGTATGCCGAAACCGGCGAGCTGGGGTTGGACATGCCCGAGCAGAAGTACCTTCAGCGCATTGAGCTGCGGCTGCTGCCTGAAAACGGCGCCGCCGTGGACGCGCATATCAGCTACGACGGCGGAAAAAGCTGGCACCACGCCGGGCGCTTGCAGGGCGATGGGCGGCAGCGGCGACACGGACTGCTGACCGTGCGGCCCATTCGCTGTCCCCAGCTGCGGCTGCGGCTCAGCGGACACGGCGGCTGCCGCATTTACAGCATCAGCGCCGTATATGAGAAAGGAAGTGATCTGCCGTGAGTGATTTCCCCATGCCGCCCTATCCCAACGGCTCGGTGCAGCAGCAGCTGACGCAGCAGTATTCCTACCTCTTTCAGATGGCCCAACAGCTGAATATGGCGCTGGCCGCGCTGGAGGGCGGCGCCGTATCGGCCGCAAGCAGCAGCGCCTCACGCAGCAGCCACGGCGCCGCTTCCGCCGCCGCGGCTGCTGCGGCAGACAATGAACAGTTTCAGAATCTGCGGGCAATGATCGTCAAGACCGCCAAGCAGGTGTCCCGCAGTATGGAACAGCTGGAGGTGCGTCTGGGTGAGGAGTATGTGGCCGCCTCACAGTTCGGCACCTACGTTCAGCGTCTGAGTGCCTATCTGGAGGCCAATCCCGAGGCGCTGACACAGTACTACAGCTTTTGCAGTGATCTGGCCGCCAATGTGGCGGCGGTGGACGCCGCCTTTTCCAGCTACCGGCTGGATACAGAGGGCTATATTCGTACCGGTATCGTGTATTACGAGGGGCCTTCCCCGGTTTACGGCGTGGCCGTGGGGCAGAATCTGACCACCACGGAGGTGGACGGCCGGCAGGTAGTGGAGCAGAACAACTTCCGGGCAGTCTTTACCGCGCAGAAGCTCAGCTTCTGGCAGGACAGCACCGAAATTGCCTATGTATCCAATAACCGCCTGTATATCACGAATATCACCGTACTGGACAGCATCAGCATCGGCTCATGGCGCATGGACAGCGGCAACGGGCTGGCATTCAAATGGATCGGAGGTTGAAGATGGCGATTACGGAAAAGGACTTTTCACTCAGTTGGGGCGACATCACCATCGGGCAGGCCAACACCCTTGTGGTGACCCGTCCCTCTGCCCTGTACAGTTTTTCATTTCGCTATACCTTTCAGGGTGTCAGCGCGCTTATCGGTGCTCCCGAGCTGACGGTGGTTTCCCAAAATGATACACGGATCGTGTATAGCTGGACGCCGGATGAAAGCCTGTCATTGTCGCTGCCCGACAGCGTTTCAGGCAGCGGTACCCTGACAATGACGGTGGCTTTCAACAGCAGCATTCCGCAGCTCAGCAATCCCAACTTCTGCACCAAAACCTACGCCTTCACCGCCTACATTCCGGATACCATGCGGCCCAGCGCTACGCTGGCCGTGTCGCTGGCAAACAGCAACAGCACGCTGGCGCAATGGGGGCTGTGGGTGCGGGGCATGAGCCGCCTGCAATATGAAGTGCAGGCCAGCGCCGCAGGCGGTGCATCCCTGACAAGCTGTCGGTTTACCTTTGCCGGACAGTCCGTGAACGGATTTTCGGGCACCACGGCTCCCATCGGCATGGCCGGAACATTGACGCCCACCGCTGTGGTTACCGACTCACGGGGCCGCACCGTCACCGTTACCGGGGCGGCAATATCGGTATTCGACTACCAGATGCCCTCCCTGCAAACCTCCGTTGCCTACCGCTGCAATGCCGCAGGAATCGAGGACAGCGGCGGCGCGTGCCTGCGCGTAAAAGCCGCCGGCTCCTGCTGGCCGCTGGATGGGCGCAACACCGTAACGCTGCGGGCACGATACCGCAAGGTTGGCGGCAGCTATGGCGGCTATACCACGCTGGTCAATTCTCTGACCACGCAGATTGCCGCATCGCTGGAGCGGGATACCACCTATGAGGTGGAGCTGTCCGCCGTGGATACCGTGGGCAGCGTCAGGGCGGTCAGCTATACCTCTTCCAATGCGGCGGTGGCTTTCCATCTGCGCAGCGGCGGCGTGGGGGCAGCCTTCGGTAAGCTGGCGGATGCTCCGGCGCTGCAATGCGCCTGGGATGCCAGTTTTGACGGGGCCCTGTCTGTGGCAGGCCGGGCCGCAGTCGGCAGCCTGACAGTTGGCGGCAAAACGCTGGTGGATCTTCTGTATCCGGTGGGATCACTGTACCTTTCCACCGTATCCACAGACCCCGGTACAGTTCTGGGCGGCACATGGAAGCGGATTCAGGACCGCTTCCTGCTGGCAGCCGGTTCTGCTTATGCCCCGGGCAGTACCGGCGGACAGGCGCAGCACACGCTGACAGAGTCTCAGCTTCCGCCCCACGCCCACCAGGTCTCGGGTCACACGCAGGCCGAGGAATTTTCCCACGACCACGGTCTGCCCAACATCGCGCAGGGCAGCAGCGGCAGCGGCGCTTATGCCGAAAGTTGGGGCGGCGGCAGCGGCAGCCGCGATCTGCGCACGGATACCGTTGGCTTCAGCCATAACCACAGTCTGGACCTTCTATCCCAGAACACAGGCGGTGGGGAGGCCTTTTCCATCCTGCCGCCCTATCTGGCGGTCTATATCTGGCAGCGCCTCAGCTGAGCATACACCGTATTCTATTATATTGTTTAAGGAGAGGATCACTATGGCATCTACTTATCGTCAGGTGGGCTACGGTTCCACCGGCAGCGCCGTCACCAAATTGCAGAACGTACTCAATGCGCACGGTTACGATCTGGCGGAGGACGGCATCTTCGGCAAAAAAACGCAGGCAGCCGTGCGGGACTATCAGGGAAAATACGGTCTGAAGCTGGACGGCATTGCGGGAAAAGAGACGTGGGGCAGTCTGATGGCGCAAAACGACAGAGCGCAGGGCAGCAGCAGGGCGAGTGGCTATTCCGGCAAAGCAAGCGGCAGCATCAGCAGCGGTATCGTCCCCACCGGCACGGTTTCCTCCGCTACCGCAGCAGCCCTGAAGCAGCTGGAGCAGGGATACACCCCCTCCGAGGCCGCACTGGCTGCCAAAGAGCAGGCTGATACCCTGTCCGCTCAGCAGCCGGAGACGTATCAATCCGGCTTTACCGCGCAGCTGGAAGCCCTCTATCAGGAGATCAGCGGCCGCCCCGACTTTTCCTACGATCCCGCGGCCGACGCGGCCTTTCAGAGCTATGCCGCGCAGTATGCCCGGCAGGGTCAGGCCGCCATGCGCGACACGCTGGGGCAGGCAGCCCACCTCACCGGCGGCTATGGCTCCAGCTATGCCCAGTCCGCCGCCCAGCAGTCCTATCAGCAGTACCTTCAGCGGCTGTCTGATGTTTTGCCGCAATTGCAGTCGGCTGCCTACTCCCGCTACCGCGATGCAGGCGATGCATTGCTGAGCCGCTACAAGCTGCTGCAGGGACAGGACGCCGCCGCATACAGCCGCTGGCAGGATCAGGTAAATGCATGGCGCAAGGACGTTGCGCAGGCGCAGGACGCCTACGAGCAGATCAGCAGCCGGGATCTGAAAAACTATCAGCTGTTGCTGGACTACTACATGGATAAGGCATCGGCTGAGCAAAAGGGTATGCGCTTTTCCGACCCGGAAAAGCCTGCTGTATCCAGTACGGGCAATACCGCCTCGCTCAGCTCTACGGCGGCGGAAAGTCTGGAAAGGATCATGCGCCGTTACCAGAAAAGCGGCCGTACCCGGCAGGCAGAGGCGCTGTTGACCCAGTATCAGCATCGTATGACGCCGGCGCAGAAGGCTCATTTTTCCTCCCTGTTCACTTCCCACGAATCGCCAAAAGGCTGACCGTACCTCTTTCCCGCGCCTTTACGGAACCGCGGCGGAGGAAATTGCGTAAATACGCAGGAAAAACATCACAATTTGTGTTGACAAAAGGTTTTTTCGCTGCTATACTGTTAAGGCCGCTTTGAATGGGTCATAAGTTTTGGCTGCGGCCAAACGCCCCCGACAGCGAGTCCGTAATTAAGGAAAGGCAGGTGCAACAAGTAATGCAGGCTATTATCGTGACCGGTGGTAAGCAGTACGCCGTCTCTGAGGGCGACACGCTGTTTATCGAAAAGCTGGACGCCGAGGCTGGCGCTTCCGTGGTGTTTGACCGGGTGCTGGCGATCGTGGACGGCGAGAACACCAAGTTCGGCGCTCCCGTGGTGGAGGGCGCGAAGGTGGACGCCACCATCGTGAAGAACGGCAAGGGCAAGAAGATCCGTATCTTCAAGTACACCCCCAAGAAGGGCTACCGCAAACGTCAGGGTCATCGTCAGCCCTACACCAAGGTTGAGATCGGCAAGATCAGCTTCTAAGGTGACAGTATGACGAGCGTCATTTTCCACACCGTGGAAGAGCGCATCATCG